AAAAGATTGTTAAGGCTTTCGCTTTCCTTTTCAATAAGGATCTTTAAATTTTCTTTTTTCATTTCTCTTTCAAGAGATTATATAAAAAATTATAAAATACTACAACTATTAATCAGTGCCTATTGTTGCTGATACAATACCCCCAGCAGATGTAAATTCTTCTGTGGCCGCTGAAGCAGAAGAACCATCATAACCACCAAATGCTGCTCCTGCTGTGTTAGTTCCTGCTCCTGAATGTAATCGTCTTGCTGTAGCTAAGTCAGCAGTTTCTGTCCAGCTTGTGCCATTCCATGTTTCAGTTATGGCTCTCTCATTAGGAGATCCAACATATCCTCCAACACACAACGCTGCTGTATTTGTGGCACCAAAACCAGCAAATTGTGATCTTGCAGTATTAAGGTCATTTACCTCCGTCCAGCTTGAGCCGTTCCACGACTCTGTATTAGCTTTATTTGGTTCTCCTCCACCAAAGGCTAAAGCCGCTGTATTAGTTCCTGCCCCACCTAAAAAAAGTCTAGCTGTATTTAAGTCACCGACTTCTGTCCAACTACTGCCGTTCCAATTTTCATTTAATGCTGATCCACTAGTAGGAGGATTTCCACCTATAGCTAGCGCTGCTGTAGAAGTGCCTGCTCCAGCTAATTCACGCCTACCTGTGTTCATATCGTTTACTTCTGTCCAACTGCTACCATTCCATGATTCTGTTAAGGCTTGTACACCTGTAGAAGGCGGAGAGACAAATCCACCAAAAGCTATAGCTGTTGTATTGTTTGCTCCTGCGCCTCCAGGTAACTCTCTACCTGTATTCAAGTCACCGACTTCTGTCCAACTTGAGCCATTGTATGATTCTGTCAAAGCAGAATTACTACCTCCAGCAAAAAACAATGCAGAGGTTTGTATTCCAGCTGCTCCAGCATTATATCTTGCTGAATTTAAATTACCACCTGAGGACCATCCTGTGACTGATCCTACCACACCCACTTTAATAACTTGATTTGTTACATCATACCAAACCTGACCTTCTTTAATATTGTCAGGATTAGTTGTGTAGTTTTTAACTGTGCCTCCACGTGTTTCTTTATAAGTTGCCATAATTATTCATCCGTTATTGTTTCTATTATTGTTGCTGGTAAGGAAAATTCCTCTGTTGCTGCTGTTATGGATGGGGTTGCACCAGCAAAAGCTAATGCTAAAGTATTTGTTCCAGAGCCTCCAACACCTGATCTTGCTGTAGATAAGTCAGCAACTTCTGTCCAACTTGATCCATTCCAAGATTCTGTAACTCCTCCAACACCTGGCGCTATAACGTCTCCTCCAAAAACTAAACCTGCGGTATATGTTCCAGATCCCCCTGGATCATGTCTTGCTGAATTTAAGTCAGCAACTTCTGTCCAACTTGATCCATTCCAAGATTCTGTTAAAGCCTCTTTACCAGAGGGAACGGTGCCAGGGACTTTAAAACCACCAACACATAATGCTTGTGTGTTTGAAGTACCTATGCCCGCTGGTCTTTGTCTTGATGTGTTAAGATCATTAACTTCTGTCCAACTCGTTCCATTCCAAGATTCTGTTACGCCTAGATAATTAGGATTAGCTGGTGCTCCAGCACCAGCAAAAGCTAATGCCGCAGTTTGTGTGCCTGCACCTGCTAAAAATCGTCTACCTGTGCTCATGTTGTTCACTTCTGTCCAACTTGATCCATTCCAAGATTCTGTATCAACTTGCGGATTAGGAGATGGATCAGCATTTCCACCAAAAGCTAATGCCGCAGTTTGATTTCCTGCTCCAGCTAATGCCTCTTTTGAAGTGTTTAAATCATTCACTTCCGTCCAAGAGGAACCATTGTATGATTCTGTTACGGCAGAAGTTGGTGGAGATGCGCCTGCAAATCCTAAAGAAGCATTTTGAGTTCCACCAATAGCCGATCCAATAAATGATCTTGCTGTATTTAAATTACCACCTGTTGCCCACGCTCCCGTTGTACTAACTTTAGCAAATTTCATTCTATAAGTGGATGAGTTATACCAAAGTTGGCCCTCAACAGGAGCAGGTGGATCACCTGCAATGACCTGAACTTTTGTACCGTGTATTTCTTTATACGTTGCCATGATTCTATGATGTTTCTATTGATGTTGCTGTTATAGTGTCTACACCAGTGGTAGCTGCTGAAAATTCTTCTGTAGATGTTGTAGGGTTTGGGTCTCTACCAGCAAAAGCTATTCCTGCTGTGTTGGTCCCTCCTCCTGCTAAATCATATCTCGATGTATTTAAATCAACAATTTCTGTCCAACTTGATCCATTCCAAGATTCTACTATAGCTGTTTTAGGACCATTAAAACCAATTTGTCCACCAAAAACTATAGCTGCTGTATTATTTGGTTGTGATCCCGTTATTCCTAAGTCTCGTCTATTTGTATTTAAATCACCAACTTCCGTCCAAGAAGAACCGTTCCATGTTTCAGTTAGTGCAGAAGAAGGTGGTTGTCCTCCTACAATTCCTCCAACAGCTAAAGCTGATGTATAAATTCCTGTTCCTGCTAAATCATTTCTAACTTGATTTAAATCAGCAACTTCCGACCAAGAAGAACCGTTAAAAATTTCTGTTTCACCATGTGATCCACTAGTAGGACCTGCTGGACTAAAACCTCCAAAAGCAACAGCAGCTGTATTGTCAGCTCCAGCGCCCGCTAAACTTTGCCTTGCTGTATTAAGATCACCAACTTCTGTCCAATTAGATCCGTTCCAAGATTCATTTTCAGTGGTTTGAACTCCTCCGGGAGATTTTCTACCACCATAAAGTAAAGCTGAAGTTTGTGTTCCGTTTGATCCTACGTCAGCTCTGTCTGTATTTGTATCATTGACCTCTGTCCAACTAGAACCATTATATGATTCTGTTTCACCATAATAATAATTGGGATCAAGTCCAGCGAAAGCTAACGCTGCTGTTTGTGTTCCTGCACCACCTAAAGCAAATCTACCTAAATTAAGATTACCACCTGTTGCCCAAGAAGCTGAAGTAGGACTACCCTCGGTAAATTTTCCGTACCTTAGTTTACCCGTATCTTCGTTATACCAGACCTCCCCTTCTTTAACATTAGAAGGATTGGTTGCCCTATTTTGAATGGAACCTCCGTTTATTTCTCTGTAGGTTGCCACTTTATTCCTCTAATGTTATATCTAAAGGCCGTGTTCCAAGTCTTAAATCTTTTTCCTCTGATGTTTCACCATCAACATTGTCTGCATCCCAATCAGATTGAGCTTTTGTAATAACAGCATCAACAATTGCTTGAGCTTCAGCACATGTTTTGGGAACACCTAAAACTTTATTAATCCATAAATTAGCAAATTTATTATTTGCGGGAACTTGCCAAACATTACCGGGATGTCCGCTAAAAGTAATTTTAGTAGATTCACTGTGTTCAATAAACCCTTTTCCCCAGTTTTCTGCCACACAATATTGATAATTTTTATTTGCCATATTAATCTCCTCTATTTATTTCTTAGTAGCCAACCCTTGGTGCTGTCAACATACACTAAACTATTGCCTGCTCCTTCAACAGAAATTGTTAAATCTGCTGCGGCACCTTCAATCTTATGTGAGTTTCTACCTACTGTCAAAGTGTATGTATCAAAACTATTTGCGTAATCTTTAAAAGAAACTTCATCTCCTATAGAAGCGGAACTAGGAAGAGTCATTGTAATCGCAGAACTTGATGTATTTATGAAATAACCTTCACCTGCTACAGCAGTAAAGTTTGATGTCTTAACTGCCTGCCAATCAGTGCCTGCTGATATTGTTGCACTACCACCTAAAGAAACACCAGTACCATTTAAGGTAATAGATGAGTTTGCTAGCGAGCCGTTAGCAATGTTTGTAAGTGTGTTGTCAGGACCATTGATTGTTTTGTTTGTTAAAGTGTCTGTTGTTGCTTTACCTACTAATGTGTCTGTAGCCGCTGGAAGTGTTACAGTGACGTCCGCTGTTGATGCTGGACCAATCAAAGTCACTGCGTTTGTTCCGTTATCTGTATCTTCTTTAAATAAAATAGAACCTGCGGCAGAAGCAGAACCTGTTAATGTAGGAGCTGTTAAACTTTTATTAGTTAAAGTATCAGTAGTAGCCTTACCTACTAAAGTATCTGTGGCGGCTGGAAGAGTTATGGTAACGTCTGCGGTAGAAGCTGGACCTATTAAAGTAGCTTTATTTGTTCCGTTATCACTGTCTTCAAAAAATTCTAAGAAACCCGCACTCGTAGAACCATTTTTTAATTGAGCACCTGCATTTATTACAGGTGTTGTTATAGTTGGTGTGGTTAAAGTTTTGTTTGTAAATGTTTGTGTTGCAGCTAAACCTGCCAGTGTGTCGGTAGCCGCAGGTAAAGTAAGAGTAACATTACCTGAAAAAGCTGAGTGAGCAGGAGCTTTAATTTCTGCGTAGTGTGCATTTGATGATTCACAATAAAATCTTACAACAGATTGTGCTCCAGCGTTTTTAACGTCAATAACACCACCATTAACTGTAAGATCATCTCCAACACTTATATCACCAGTGACTGTTAAAGAATCTACAAAAGCATCTTTCCATCTAACACCTGTAGATCCTAAATCTACATCACTATCCGATTGCGGACCAAATATATTGTCACCTAAGTAAACTTGTTCTACGTTTGCTGCATAAAAATGTATTTCATCAGCAGTTTCAAAATCTATTTTTGTTTGATCATCTTCACCAATTTTAATATCAGTAGCTAATAAAGATGTAATTCCTGTTTGTGCAGCATCTACACTTAATGTGTTAGTAGATAATGATACACCTGTTCCTGCTGTAAAAGCAGTTTTAGACATCGCTATTGCGGCAGAATTATTAATGTCTGCGTTAACAATAACTCCAGATCCAATTGCTGCCGTTCCGTTTGCCGCTATTGTTATATCACCAGATATAGCAACAGGATTAAAGTTTGTACCATCACCAATAAGAGCTGCGCCACTAGTATTGGTAGCCATTGTGATATCATCACCAGAAACTGTTAAATCACCTGTAACTGTTAGATTACGTCCTACAGTTACATCGTTGTTAGCGTCTTCAAATATTAATTTACTTGCAGGTAGAGTACAGAAAACATCTTTGGTGCCCGAACTAAAATTAACAGCACTATCACTGTTAGAACTAGATATTACAGTAGTTCTTGTTAAATCAGAACTGTCTCCGTCTAAAGTTCCAAGGCCTACTTCAAACTCCGCCTGGTCTTGATGTGCTATACAATAATATACTGTATTAGAGTTACCAATACCTGCGGCAAAAGTTTCAAAACCAGTAACTGCACCAGCAAGTGATACGGCACCTGTGCCTGTAGTAGTAGTTGTTTCTTTTACTCTATCATTAATGACTAATGCCATCTAAATTTTCCCCTATGCTAATCTTAATATAGCGTTACTTGCATCAGCAGCTGGAAACTGAATAGTAAATGTTCCACTTGTAGATGTCTTGTCACCACCAAAATCTAAAACAGCAACTGCTTTATTTGAATCAGAACTATTATATATTAAAGCTCCTCTTGCAGTAATTGTAGCTGATGTAAATGAAATATCTGCAAAATCACAAATAGCAGTAGTTCCAGATGTTGTTGGAGTTACGCTAGTTAAAGTGCCTCCACCAGAACTATACGTACCTGAGTTTGAAACTTCATTTGACGTGCTAAAAGCAGTAGTGGTTGCATCTAAGCTTGCAGAGCTTGTATACAGTGCAATCTTAAAAGTATCGCCCGATGTCGCTGTAAAATTATGAGTGCCAGTTAAAAGCTCTTGTTTAAAACTAGTACACACAGCTTGTGTAATTGCCATAGTTTACCCTCCTTATGGACTTGTTGATTTAATAGGCAATCTAATTGCCCCTTGCATGTATTCATCTCTACGATGCCTTCCTTGTTGCTCTACAGCTAACTCTTGAATAGCACGTTGATATGATTGTTCGTATAATTGCAGCATTTCTGCTGGTCCCTTTAAGTATTTAAAGGCCTCGGCAAGGCTTCCATACAATAACGCACTTGGAGCATTGTTGCCTAACCAAGACGTTGCGTTTGTACTAGATAACCTTGATGGTAATCTTGTGATTCCTAATTCCACATTATAAGCAGAATCTGGTGTAGGTGCAACTATTAATGAGTTATGATCCCACCATGCCCAGTACACAGGTTCTCCTGTAGCAGTTCTATCTGGAGCATATTCTGTTATAAAACTGACATCTCTTTGTTCCAGCATAGTTCTTGTTGGTGTTCCAGAGGCTGGAAAAATATGCATAGTTCTAATTGTACCTAGTGATTCTAACGTAGGGGAAGATCCACCTGGTAATGAAACGAATGCATTACTGGTTGATAAATTAGCAGTCTGATTTGATTTAAAAACATCTAAATCTACATCCCTAAATATTCTATTCTCAGCATGTTCGATAAAGTCATTTGTAATTGTAGAAGTAAGAACATCTGTTCCAACTTCTGTGTAGTCCAATATTTGTTGTGTTAGTTCTGTGTATGTTGTCATGATATACTCACTGTCACTGCATTAACTTTTGCAGAAAAAATAATTTCATTTTGTTTTTGTGGAGCCATTGTTTTGTTTTGATCAAAAAAAGTTTTGCTACCTACTAGAACTTCAATAGGCTCTGACCTATCTGATCTTGAATTTTTTAAAGCTTCAGCATCTGCTCTGTGTGTAGAAGGATTATTTTCTTGTGGATGTTCTGGTTCAAATTCAGATCTGTGCACAAGCACTCCATCGTGTTCTTCAACCATTTCTGTATAGGGAAAAGCAAATCCACTACGATCAGATATTGCTTTTGAATATTTTCCTTTTGCTGTTGCCATTACATTACTCCAACATCAGGCACTATTTTAATACTAGATCTAGTGCTATCTTCAGCAGAAGCTCTTTGCCACTCATCTTCATATACTTGTTTTAAAAGTTGTATTCTGTCGGGTGCTTTTTTCATAGCTATGTAATATGAAAGTCCTGATACCAAACAAGGAAAAAATCTAAAAGGCACTTCTGGATTTTGTGTATAAGTTCCAGCATCTGCAATTCTAGTCATTGCATAATATTTAAAGGTATCTGCTGAATCTGGAGTTGCATAAACATACAATTTAGGAGTTATTGTTCTTTCTACGTAATACTGTGTAGGAGAAGCAGAAGTAGATTTTTTTGATATGTTTAAATACTCAGCTCTACTTATTCTTTCTATTTGTCTATCAACCGTAGAATCACTAGCTTCTGTTATGACAGCAGATAATACATCTACTACATCATCATCTAAATCATAAGACGATGTTCCTGCAACGAGAGTTTTAGTTCTCTGTTCAATGGTCCAAAGATTTAATCCTCTGTTAGCCCATTCAGCAAACAATAAATTTAAAGATCTTCTAGCAGTTTTAAGATCATACCCAGACCTTACGTAAAGGCCACATCTTTCATATGACTCTGCTATAACCTCTTCTATTGTGAGAGTAAATGCGTTAGTACCTGAGTATGTAGGCATATTTTACTCCTAATAATTCTTTAGAAATTCTGCTATACAGGTATATGTGTTACCAGAGTCAGCTGCACTAGCTACCACAAAGTTAATATCGTTTTGATTACTATTGCTACTTGTGTTAGCTGGTATTCCACCAAACTCTCTAAAATCCCAATAACCAGAATCTATTAATGTTACTATAGGAATATCTCCATCTGAATCTTCATAATCTAATCTAGCAAAAGAGTTTCCCCCATCACCGTTAGAGCATGTCCACCATAGTCTTTGTAGTGAAAGTGTCGATACTGATTGACCTTCTTTGTTATCTGCTAAAGCAGAAACGTCACCAAATACTGTGGTTCCACCTGATCCATCAGATTGAACTACAATTTTAATAGTAACTCTTTTATCGTTTTGTTGTAGGATTGTTGGTCCTGTTACTGTGTCTGCCATGTTCCCTCCTTAATTAAGAACTTGTGGGGCCGAAGCCCCACATTATTTTTTTAAAATACTGAATACTCTATTTCAAGTGTTCCACGAAATGCAGTTAAAGCTGCATCAGCCGCTGCACCAGCACCTAAGTACAAGTTTTTACTTGCAATAGCTG